CCAAGTCTGTATATCTGGACTACTTCCATTATTAAATGCGGATGCTGATTGAAACATGTTATTCATTGCGGTTACTTTAGATACATTCCAATTACCAATGTTCTGATTAAATGAAAAAGCACTAGTAAACATATTACTCAAAACTGTTACATTGCTTGTATTCCACGATGAAATATTTGAATTAAAATTGGTACAACCATTGAAACAATTTCGAAGACTTGTTCCAAAAAAAGGAATTGATGGCGATCCAGAGTTTATATCAAAAACTAAATTTGTTAATCCATTAAATTGACTTCCTCCCTTTGATAAAGGAATGTCTCCAAATTGAATTATAGTTAAATTCCCAACTAGACCATTATAAAAATTTACAGTTGAATTATCTAATTTATAAAATGATAATCCGTCATTTGTGTTCTCGTTATCTGTATAAAATGTATAATTTACTGTAACACGAGTGATTGAGTCTACGATTTCAGTATAATAAGTATAAGTAATATCATTTGTTGAAATAATTGGAATTGGTATGCTATTATTTAGATTTCGTGAATTATTATTATATTCGTATATAAATATTCCTTTTGTTGATGGTCTTGGTTTACATGGCGTTGCTCTTATCTTCTTAGCTCTTCTTACCGAGATATTATTTGCTCCTACACCAGCACCGGGTACATATCTATTATAAATAAATCTATCTTTGTTGTTGATAATACAACCGATAGATAAAACGCGTCTAACACCGCCAGCCATATAATAATTATTAATATTTTAATAATTATTAAATATATAAATGCCAAAATCAAGAAAAAATCATAAAAAATCACACAAAATGTATAAACGCAATAGATTACGTATACGCTATACACGACGTAAATTAAAGGGAGGGGGGTCTGGAAGTGATGTAAGACATCAATTAGTTACACTATGTAAACGAGGTAAATGGGCAGAATATGATGCTTTAACCCAAAAAATTATGAAGGATTATTGGTCAAATGGAAGAAAAGATTTTTTTGTTCATTTAGATAGAAATATTACTACATTTAGTCCAGAAACATTGTATTGTTTGAAACAAAGTTTAACTCAATTACAAGAAGATGCTATACCGGAATCGATGCCTCATCTTTCGTATATAATGAAAATGCAAGCAATATAGCAAATAAAATTCCAAATGTTAAATTTCTTAAAATAGACTGATAATGAAACTGGATTGGTTTTAAATGTTTTACCATATAAGTTCCTTCTGCGTGGTAGTGACATTTATTTTTATAATATTCGCGAGTTCCTACCCCGGAAATAACCGCAATTTTATTGTATCCGTTTTGTAACGCCAATTCTTCAGCAGTTTCAACTAATAACTTACCATATCCTCGATGCTGTGACGAATTGAGAGTTTGTTCTACATTTCCTACGCCCAATGAATAACCATAAACATGCACTTCTCTGATCAACGCACAATTTTCTAATTCTTTGATAATTCCTCCACCTGGGTTACTATCAATTCTTAAACGACAAAATCCAATTAATCCATTATATGTATTTAGGTTTCCATTCCAGTATACATATTTTTCAAATAATACTAGATATAAGTAATGCTTTATAAGATATAGCATATATTCCATTTTCTCTCTGGAAATAAAGTTTGTTTCTTTATTGGATTCAACTGAGATAAAATATTCTACACCTTTCGATGCTTCATATTTTCTAACAACAATTTTCGCGTTTTCCATTAATTTACTATCATCTCCAATTTCCATACATCTTATACAGCGACAATGAGTATTTTCTTTTTTCATCTCTTCTTGTATAATCTGTCTCAAATTACTTTTTTTCTCATAACCAGCTTCAATTGATATTGATGGAATGTCTCTCACGAGTCTCTGAATTCTAACCCATGGTTGGATATTTCTTTTATAATATTTCAAAACATTAATTAATTTATTTATATTAGTTTCAGCATAGGGAACATATTCTCCTTTTTCATACCAATCTAATATATCCGATTTGACAATCAGATTTGGGTCATTTGATTTGCATACTGCGGTTGGGTAAATTTTAACGTCGTCAAATTGTAAGTCTGGATTATCGATTGATTCTTTAAGCATCCATTTATCTAACTCAGGAGAAGAACCAGGAAGGTCAGGCATCAAATGACAAACGATTTTAAATCCGCATTGCTTTAGCATCTTTATAGCCTTTATCGTGTCTTTAGTGAAACAATCCCGATTTATTTTACTTAGAATACCATCATCATAGTGTTGAACTCCCAATTGTATTCTTGTTATACCCCAATTTCTATAATCTTTAATTGATTGTCTTGTTACGAAATCTGGTCTAGTTTCAATTGTCAATCCAACAACTCTATACTTAGTGGTTTCATTAATTTTTATTTCATCATTTAAATCTTGAATTTGTCTCTCACTATCAAATGTATTTGCGGCATAATAGATTTCACTCATAACTTGATTTCTATATTCATAGTTATATGATTCCCAAGTTCCTCCAGACACGATAACCTCTAATTTATATGAATGATTTTCAGTGTTGTGGTTATCGGATATGTTGCCTGTCTTAATGTAAGCATTGATTCTGTCGCGTAGTTGTCCTTTAACATCAAAATTATATTGAAGAGCTCTTAGCATAGCAGGTTCGCTTGATAAATAGGATTTGGGTTGTGTAGGTTTTCCATTTAAATCGGTTTCAGTGGGACAATAAGAACATTTTTTAGGACAACTAAATTTATCTGGTTTTAAAACAATTGTAGCGACTAATACACCTGATCTTGAACGCATTGCTTTTTTAATCATAAAACGTTGTAACGAATTGTTAATTTTAATATCAGAATAATACTTTTCATAAATATAACGCATTTGTGATTTAGAAGGATATATTTTGTATTTTTTTCTTAAATAATTCATTTTTGTATATTGATCGTTTACACTTACATTTTCAAATTTGTGATTTGAAATCATATCCTTAACAAATAATTTTAATTTAATTTCTTCTGGCATTTTTGAATTTTTTGTAATAACATCTTCAATTTCTCTCATCGGCTCGTCTTCTAACTCGTGAATGTTTGACATTGGTTTACTTTGTTTTAATTTTCATTGTAAAGTATTATTTAATTCAATTTTATATAAATTTATTAAATGCATATTTTATACCATAAATGTCAGGAGGAAGATATTCTACAGTAAGTCCATGGTTTAATTGTAGTGATAAATTTGGTTGTCCAACTCCTATATTATTCAAAACAACAATTATATCAGTCAATAGAAATGGTAAACTAGAAAGGATCGTTATAAAACAACCCACCACTCCTTATTGGCAATGTCAAAGCGAGAATATAAGGAATTCTACTTATTTTACAGCAGGACAAACATTCGCATATGGGAATAATACCCTAAATGAATTTGGTTCTTGGTCTGGTGCTCCTAGAGGATATGGAATGCCTCCAAAAAATACATTTTAATTTATTTTGAATATTTATTTTTTGCGTTAAATATTTAGAGAATAATATTTTCTAACATTAGATTATAATGGTTAAACGTGTATCTAAAGGTCAAGATGGCAAATATCATATTAAGGGAAAATCGTATGAAAAATTGATAGGTTCTCGTGCACAAGTATTTCATGGAACCGCATATAAAACAGCGGGAGAACTAACAAAGACTAATATTTTAATGAATAAACATGGGCGAATTGTTTCAGCCAAAAAACACGCTACTGCTAAAAGAGAGAAACGTTTAGTAAAAGCTGGATATTTGACTCGCAAGGGAAAATTCGGAGCTATTAAATCAGGTAAGGCACTTTCTCGTAAATCTAGAAAGTCTAGAGGTAAAAAAATGAGAGGAGGACGCAGAGAGGATGGGATGGAGGGTGATGTAATTGACGAGGATGTAATGGATGAGTCTTCATGAAGTTCTGGAGCGGTAGATTCTGATGGACTTCCAATACAAACTCTATAAATAAAATAACATACAAACTCTATAAAATTTGTATATTATGACCCGACCATTTTTAACGATAACAATTGTTTAACTTTGTTCCCATAATGTAGGCATTATTAAATTATTACTATCAACATGTTCTCCTATATAATCTAGTATAAATTTTTCTATATATCGTTTACTGGCAACGAGAGATTTATTTTTTAGTGATGTATAATAATACATACATAAATTATTTACATTATCCGGGTATTGTGTTTCCTTTTTTGATAATTTATACTTTTCTATAATATTAATAATATCTGCTTTTTTATCCCACATTTTACAAGATATTTGATTTATATATTTTTGGTCTTCAATTTGGATATCAGGATAAAAGTGTTGTAATAAATCAATAATAGTCTTTTCATTCATATACACATTTTTACCACACCACATTTTAAATAAATTGGATATCTCTCCTATTTCTAATTCATATTCATATTCGTCTTCATCTTTTGTCATTGTTTCTTCCCAAAATTTTAAAAAACTACTTACCAATGGTAAATGCGGACTTGTAATATTCATGAATATATCTTGTCCTTCGTTGTATTCTAATTTTTGTATTAATAATTGTTTCAACTTTGAACTAAATGCTACATTCGGAATAGAAAGCTTATCAAGATAAATTTTCCATAAATATAAAATATTTTTCCATTTAACCGACGAATGATTACATGTTTCTAAGGATACTTTTATAAAATCATCTGTTATATTTTCTAAATTATTGTCTTTTAAATACAACGCATGAATGTTTAATGCTTTGTTATCGCATATTTTTAAAAAATTATCTGCATTTTGATAACGGTTTGAATAATGACATGCAACACAAAGAAAATCCAAAATATATTTGTAAAATATTTTCTCTAGAGAGAATTTATTATTATCATTTATCATAATAAGACGACAATCTGTATAAGAATGGTCGTAATATTTATATTTTATAGCATTAAACAAATTTGTTATTCCCAATAAATTATATGCTTGGGTAAATATTTCATTACAAATGCTCTTTATATCAGGCGATATTATATAGACTAAATTTTCATTCTTTTTTAAAATACTATCTCCTATAATTGTTAAAAAATATTTTGCACTATCTTTATCTCTGAATAAATGAGGATATAACTTATTAATAACAAATTGTATAGTTGCTGATTCAGGGATATATGACATTGGATTATTTTCTTTTATTTGTTTAATAATATTTGATTTTATTTTATGTTTTATTGTCATTAATTTTTGACCACATGTAATTGAAGAGAGAATTTGATATTGAATTTCATCTTCATTCATTATAGTAAAATGAATGCCATCATAATTAAAAAAAAGTTCGGTTGTTTGACAATATGAATAATTATATTTTTGTAAAAATTTACTTATAAAATATTCCTTTTCTTCGTTTAATTTCTCTCTGTATTTTAATTTATCATCTTGTTCTTTTATAGTTTTTTGTATCATTCCTGGTAAATTTGTAATATAATTATTGATTTTATTAATTATATATGGGTTTGTATTATGCTCATTAAAAGTATTTCTGATAATATTCAAACAATATTCTAATTTATCAAGTGGATGAGAATGTGGATGCGAATGTATTTGTGTTTGTAGGTATTCTTTATTATCTTGAGTTAATATATTCTCTATTAATTCAGTCATATTATAGATTAATATATTTGTTATTTTATTTTTATGTTATTTTCAAATAATTAATTTCTATTACATGATTTTGACATCCCTTTCATGATTTTGACATCCCTTTCATGATTTTGACATCCCTTTCATTTTTTTGTAATACTATTATATAATGA